GCCAGCCCTGCTGCATCAGCCGCTCACGCCAGTTCGCCACTATGCGCTGTGATTCAGTCACGCATCCTCACTCCCAGTTCTCCGGCGGCCGCTCTTCCGCCCTTGCGCTTAGCTTATCACGCTCCTGTGTCAACCTGTAACGTAACAAATACTTCGCCTGTTCATCCGTCTGTGCCTCTACCCGCTCCCTATCCTTCTCCTCCTGCGGCTTCGGACGCGTGCCCAACTCCCCGAACAAGCCAAGCGCTACAGAGTCGTAAACGTCATCTCCCTTGGTATCCACCTTGAGCACATCCTCAAGGTTGTCCTCATCCCGCGTACACTGCGGTAGCGCCTTGATCGTCTCGGGGCAGGTGTCCAGAATCACGAACTGCCGAGTCTTAATCAGGTGGTAGAGCAGCGTAGCCCGTCCTACCCTGTCCGTCGTTGCCCGCGTCAGTGCCGTCAGCCCTCTGTCCATCAGATACTTGGACAGTTTCGCAGCCGGACTCTCTGCCTCCATCTGCTTTGCAAACTTCTCATGACTGAAATAAGCAGCCCGGTAGTCGCAGCCCTTGCGCTCACCCCTGTCACGCTCACTCGCGCCAGGCAGTCCCATCCGCGTCATACGCTCAACAATATCCGCCATCTCTATATAATCGCGCCCTCTATCCACATACTCGCGATATTGCACCGTCTTGAGGCTGTACTCGCCGCCAGCACGCCGGACCAGCGCCTTAGTAAACCAGACAACCGAGTTCCAATGCGCTCGGCCCCAGTCCCAGCCCAACCACCTCGGCTGCCAGTACTGCCAGATGATCGCGTCGGGGTCATCGCGCAGGTTAATCACATCATTCGCCGGGTCAAAACAATCGAAGTACTGCCCAACCGTCGTATCCAGCTTGCCGTCCAGTAGCTTCTCGCGCAATTCCTTCGGCATGGCGTTGAGACGCGCCACGATGCCGGGATCTTTCGCCAACATGTGCGGGTTGTCCATGATTGTGCTGTGGACGTAATCCCAGTCGAACGGGTCATACTCCAGCCGCCAGTCTGCGGGCTGTCTCGGGTCTGATGCAGGACCGCGTACGGGCGACCAGATGCGCCCGTGCTTATCAGTCTTGCTACCCTCCGGCTGGCCATCAGGCTTTTTGAGCACGAATCGGTCGTTGTACTCGCCCCAATATGCGCCGATCGGGTTCGTGGCTCCCATCATGCACGGGATCGGCCAGTTGCCATCAGCATCAGGCGCACACTCTGGGTTGACTCTGTTGCGGGCCTGGAAGAAATCCCACACTGATAAGGGGATGCCGCCGCACTCGTCCAAGAATATGACAGGGAAGGATGAGGACTGATACGCCTCCATCTCCCTCCAAGTGAAGTACCGCATATGAGAGAAAAACAGCTTCGAACCGTTGTAAAAGGTCGCTATGTGCTTTGTTTCGTTATAGCTATACAGGTCGCTCGGAACGTACGCCTTGAAGTTGGGGATGTTCGAGCGCTCCAGCTCCGGCATCGTGGTACGCAGGATCAGCGCAAAGCAGCCGGGGAAGCGCAGGAGATAATCCGTCACGATCTCCATCATCGCGTCGCTGGACTTGCTTGAGCCCGTTCCGCCCACCCTAAGCCGATTGTGAGCAGGTGACTGCCTGATAATGCGGTTCTTGGCAGTCGGCTCCCAAAGCTTCGACACATCCAGCACTCCGCCCACAACCGCCGGGTGTGCCATTAGTCCCCATCCTTATATATGCACATTGCCGCCCCCAGTATCACCTAAACACGATTATCGGCGATCTCCACCGCGTAGAGCGTATCCACCGCTAATCTTCCCACTCTGGCTCGCCCGCTGTCAGTGCTGGGGCATCCTTCGTCGGCGTTGGCAGCATCACCGTTTGGATGCCGATTGAGCCGGTGTGCTCTAGCTTGTCGCCGTATACCTTTGGTGCGACCTTGCTCGCATACCATTTGCGGGCATCAATCTGGAGTCTGGATCGCTCTACAGCATCGCCGATGACGATCTCTTCGCTGCCATCTGGCTTGATCGTAATCTTTCGCGCCTCAACTGGCGTATCTGCCAAGTGGATGATTTCGCTTGCATAATGTTCAGCCTGGTATTCACGCGCGCGCGCGTATTTCTCGCGAAAGCCTTCGTGTTTCTGCAGCCACTTGTAAATCGTCCCCTCTGCTGGATAATTGGGATCGTTCGCAATTTGCAGGACAGATCGTCCAATTGCAATTTCGTCACAGATCGCGTTTGCGATGATTTCGCTGTAATCGGACGGTCTACCGATTTTCGCCATAAGTGCAAGAACCTCAAAGCGATTTTAGCATTAGGGGTGTTTTTAGGGACACTGCGACCTTAAGCATGGCGGGCGCTGATTAGCTTTGCGGCGCTGTGTTCTATGCGTAGCGTTCTATCAGGTCGTTAATTCTAATAGACTTAGCTCGTCGCTCTGTTCCGGGCTTCCGCCCACCGCGTTTTCGCAGGGTCGATGCTCGTTTGTCGCATCGGGAAAAGCTCCCAAGGTCGGCGAAGGAATTCAAACGTGAGCACCGCTGCTCAACTCCAATATACACGACTAGCAATTCAGCAGCCAAAGATATTCACAGGATTTGCACAGATAATCGCACATTTCGCTTGCATAAGTTCGCAATTGTGCTATTCTGTATTTGCAGTGAGAGGAGCCTCAAATGAGATATGAAATCCAGTCAGAAGCGGGCGACGGAATTAATGGCACCATCTACGCAACCGAAACGGGAGCAATAGAAGCGGTCAGCCGACACTTTGGGGAAGAGTGCTTTGTGAGTGATAGTGCAGGCAGCGGCCACCCCGACGGGTGTGGCGACACTCTTACGGTGAGTGACTGCGATGACGATGTTGCAAATATCGTGACTATACCAGCATAACGGCGGAATGCACACAACCGGCAACGGAGCGTTGCAAATGGCTATGGAGAATCTCATGGATCTTATCAATTACGAACACTCAGTTTCTTGCTCGCAACTAGCCGATGAATACAGATATCGGCAGTTGGCGCTTAGTGCTCTTGATGAAAACCATCTGGGCAGCAATGCTGCCTGGGTAGAGTTGCGCGCTTGGCATAATGCTGAGCGTCGTCAGCTGAGCGAGCTACACACTGCCAGGGTGCAGACCTGGTTCGATTGCAATCAAACCAGATTGCAGTCGTTGCAGTAACGTATCACCCGCACCATCAACGGTACTCAACCGCATAAGGAGCAGCAAAAATGAAGACCAAAGCACAGCTTTTCAAGACGGCCATTGTGGATACACATGATTCGATCTTCGACATCGGGACAGTGGTATCCGTTGAATTCCTCCGCAAGTTGGGCGGGATGGTCACGTATCGCTGCACACGCGGCGAACAGGTTCAGGCACTCGTGGAATGCGATCTGAAGGGATTCGTGCTGTGATGGCGCAAACCTATGCATCTGCACTCGCTACCATACGCGCTGCCAGCAAAGAGTTTCGCCGCATCCAAGCCGCTTACCGATCTGGGGAAATAACCACAGTAGAGTTCCTCGCAGCACGCGAAGTTTACTTGGCGTGCGAGCAAACCTTTGATGCGGATTTCCTCGCCGAACAGGGCCGCGACATCCCTAAGACCGCCGATGCAGCCGCACAAGAATCCAGCGGGTATCCACTGTTTTAACCTCCACCGCGCGGTCCTTGCCGTAAGCTGTGCGTCCGGTCGATCACCGGCAAGCCAGGCGAAAGACGGCACCCATTCGCAGGACGCTTAGAGTCCTGCCACGCGCCATCAACACCGAAAGGAAATCATGAAAAACCCACCGATGGAAGCACAAGCCTTTGCCAAGTGGCTCAACAATGAAGGCGCTTGCCGTGAATCTCTCAAGTGGCAGCGCGGCAAGACTCTGCGCGAAACGTGGAACACGTGCCATCATGGCGATTGGCTCAAATGGTTGCTCAACACTTGCGGCTATCGATGGACGGCTCCGGCCCGGGCTGAATACCAGCGCGTGAAGGCTGACACCATCAGGACGCTCATCCCCTACCCTCTTAAACAACCGACAGCGGAGATGCTGTAAAAGCCGAGAGGATGGAGGCATGAACTACCGCGCCGCATGGAACCTCGCAACGATCCCGTTAGAGCTGCTCTATCGGGAACTGGACAGCCGCACCGCCGGAATCAAGCGCAAGACGGCAGGCAGGCCGCTCACACTCAAACCATGCCCCAAATGTGGGCGCAACCTGGGAGCGAGGCAGCGGAAGCTGGCCTGTCCGCTGCATGAAGAAAGAGAGGAGGCACCATGCAAATAATCGCAGAGATCGAAGGTGAGCGAATCAGCGCGGAGGTTGACGCGGACGTTTTTGTCGAGTTGACATACACTGACTGGCGGAAGATGTGCGACGAGCAGCCATGGTATGCCCCATGTGAGCAGCAAACCGCACAGGAGGACCGTGGCGGTCCTGCTGAGGCACTGATGGGGTGGATGTGTGCATTTGCGGTATGCGCGACCGTGTGGGGCATCGTGGCGTGGTTTTTGTGGAGGTAATGCAATGAAGATCAGAGACATTCGGCTAATCTGGCACGGGCCGGGGTCTGTGACCGTGGAAGTTCACCACGCGTCGCTGGCAGAGGCCGTCGCACCACGCGCATCCTGTAAGCCGGGGCCGGGAAGGTCGAAAGGAATCCACGCGCAAGATTGGAAGTCTGGCAACTGCAAATCAGCACATCACCGCTCGTGTTTCTCACTCGCCTGTACGTGCGAGTGCCATTTGTACAAAGAATAGCGCACACAAGACGGCAGCAAATCAGATAACCGATACCGCAACAGCAACCGAAGGAGAGAGAGACAATGGAAGTTCCGCAGAAAGCGTTAGATTGCGTCCACGGCTCAGAGCCGAACGACTGGCATCAACACTCAAACGGCGGTGGATGGGTATACAAAACTGCGACCGTCGAACCGTCCGCTTATTTGGGCAGCGACGCTCGGGTGTACGGCGACGCTCGGGTGTTCGGCACCGCTCAGGTGTTCGGCGACGCTTGGGTGTTCGGCGAAGCTTGGGTGTCCGGCAACGCTGGGGTGTACGGCGACGCTCGGGTGTTCGGCGACGCTTGGGTGTCCGGCAACGCTTGGGTGTACGGCGACGCTCGGGTGTTCGGCAACGCTGGGGTGTTCGGCGACGCTCGGGTGTACGGCGACGCGCAGGTGTACGGCGACGCTCGGGTGTTCGGCGACGCTCGGGTGTTCGGCAACGCTCGGGTGTTCGGCAACGCTTGGGTGTACGGCGACGCTCGGGTGTTCGGCAACGCTGGGGTGTTCAGCAGCGCTCGGGTGTCCGGCAGCGCTCGGGTGTTCGGCAGCGCTCGGGTGTACGGCGACGCTCGGGTGTCCGGCGACGCTTGGGTGTACGGCGACGCTCGGGTGTTCGGCAACGCGCAGGTGTTCGGCGACGCTTGGGAAACATCCCCGCTCTATGTCCAAGGCTCGAAACACTCCGTCACCATGTGCAGCCGCACTGAATTGCAAATCGGTTGCGAGCGCCACGATTTCGCATGGTGGAAGGAAAATGCGGTACACCTCGGGAAGTCGCAAGGATACACACCTGCTGAAATCAAGGAGTACCTTCGCATCATCTACTTTGCGGCACGAATGGCTAAGTTTCTTCCGCTCGCACCGAAGCGGGAAGCCTAGCAGACAGCCCTAGCCACGCGCTAGGGCTTTTCTGCGTCAGGCCACCTTGCGGCTGGCCGACAGGCCAAAACCAAAAAGTAAAGCTGGCAAAAAGCGAAAACGGAAAGCAGATAAGAATGCTCGTGATGGTGGCCAACAACACCGGGGTTAAAGTCGGTTACCTCGCCGGTAAATTCAAGGGGAAGATTGGTCACCTCTATTCTCCCGGAGCACAGACTGGGCCATACGAGTTCCTGGCATTCGGTCTTGATAACGGGGCTTTTGGGCACGATGATGACTGGGACGAAGATGGGTGGATTGAGCTTCTCGACTGGGCGCTCCTGGGTGGACAAAGGCCGCTTTGGTGCTTGGTTCCTGATATGGTTGGCAACCGCGCTGAAACTCTTAGACGTTGGGAATCCTACTCGCCGATAGCTCTGAAATATGGATGGCCGCTCGCATTCGCAGTTCAAGATGGGATGACACCGAAAGACGTTCCCGATAATGCTAGCGTGGTGTTTGTTGGTGGCTCTACAAAGTGGAAGTGGCAAACGATGGCGATGTGGTGCAGGGAGTTTAGGCGCGTGCATATCGGCAGAGTCAACACTTATCGGCGTCTCTGGGATTGTCATGACGCCGGGGCAGAAAGCGTGGACGGGACCGGATGGATGCGCGGCGATCAGGTGCAATATCGCGGCCTCTGTGCTTATTTGGAGGAATCTACCGGCCAGCGTAAGCGGGTCGTACAAAGCGAGATGTTTGGAGGCATTCATGCAGTACATCTTCCTTGAGTATTCAATCGACTGTGCCCATTGGCTCCCCAAAGTGCCAACAGATCACAAGTGCCATAGGCTTCACGGCCATCGCTACCAGATTCGCCTTGAGGTGTCTGGCGAAGTGAACGAGGTTGGCTGGATTATCGACTATGCCGAAGTGAAGGCGATTGCTGATCCTATAATCCTTGGCTTGGACCATCAGCCCCTCAATGAACTTCCCGGCCTTGAAAATCCCACATGTGAGCATATCGTCGAGTACCTCCGCGAAAACCTAAGCGAACTTTTTCTCACAGCCATAGAAGTGCGTGAAACTGACCGCGCCGGGTCTGGATGGAGGCGCTAGACGATGAAAGGGAGTCAAGTATATAATTCCCCAACAATACTCCTGACGGCTTATGCGATCCGATTACAGGCTGTCCGGGTTGCGCTCAGGAGCGGAGACGAAGGGAGAGGGAGAAATAATGGGCGATTTTACTTCAGATAGTTTGTCGGATGCGCTGACGGAAAATAGAATCCTTCACCGCGAACTTAAAGCAACGCGGGAACAGTTGCAGGAGTGTAGAGATAAACCCGCCAAGGCGCTCCCAAGGCTCGTGGTGTGCGCGATTCTGATTCGCAATGGGAAAGTATTGCTGGAGCGCCGTGCGCCCGCTGGCGTGGCAGGATTGGACGGGAAATGGGATTTACCGGGTGGTAAGGTTGAGTGCGGAGAAGAACCGCAGGAGGCGATCACGCGGGAGATTAGGGAAGAGTTGGGGATTACAGTGTTCCCTGTAAAGATGATTCCTTACCTCCCTATTTCGACTTGGAAATATGCAGATGGCGAGCAACGGCACTGGATTCTTGTGACCTACGTCTGCACGATTATGAGCGGAGACGATCCAGTTCTTTCAGATACGCTTCAGTGGTTCTCGCTGGACGAAGTTAACAGGATTGATATTCTTGCCGCTGATTTACAACTGCTTAGGATGGTGTGACAATGACCGAATCAAACCTTGTGATGCAGGAAACGCCAATGATCTTCACAGTTCCTACGGCGGGTAGGTATTGCATAGGAATGGACTACGGCGCGGCGTCGGATGAGACAGTGGCTGCTCTAATGAGAATGGGTGAAGATGGGGAGCCTGACGAATTGATTTCTATCCTTCGCCGCGATAAGGTCACCGGGAAATGGGGAGAGGGATGATGGGAATGAACGGTTTTCCAACACTATCGTTGCGCATGGAAGGTATGCAATTTTCCATGTTGCAGGTACTCCACGAACATCATCAGGAAATTGAGGCTGAGGTTGAGCGCCAATTCAAACAACTTTTTGAGGGCGATTCAATTGAGCGATTCGTCAGGGATGCGATTGCTCCTGTCATGCGTGGAATACTCGCTGAGTCTATGAAGAGCGCAGTCCACAAG